ATTGAAAGTTATTCATTTAACATCCTGGCCTGCCCATCTGATGCTGCAGAGGTAATTGCTTTGTTTGTGGCTTTTACCAAACGTATGAGGAATGAAGTCGGAGTAAAATTTCAGACAATCGTATATCGTACGGCAGCAGATGATGAAGGTGTAATCAATCTAAAAAATGCTATTATGGATAATAGTGGAGATTTCCCGGTATATTCACTGGTGTACTGGCTGGCCGGCAGGGAAGCAGCCTGCGAAGTTAATAAAGATCTGACCAACAAGGCCTATAACGGTGAATTTAAGGTTGATACCAATTACAGTCAGCAGTCTTTAGCCCAGGGAATAGGTGCCGGTGAACTGCTGTTCCATAAGGTAGGGGATAGCATCAGAGTCTTAAATGATATCAATTCACTGATCTCCTTTACAGAGGAAAAGAGCAAGGATTTTTCTAGCAACCAGGTTATCAGAGTACTGGATCAGGTAGGCAATGACATTGCTGCAATTTTCAACACGAAATACATAGGTAATATTCAGAACAACAGCGCAGGCCAGAGTCTGCTTTGGAATGATGTCGTTAGCTATTTGGATGCATTATCACAGATCGGTGCCATTGAAGGATTTGCTAAGGATGAGGTTATTGTATCACAAGGTACTGTGAAAGATTCAGTTGTTGTAACTTGCCCGGTTACCCCGGTAGCAGCTATGAAGAAGCTGTATATGGAAGTTGCTGTAAATTAAAAGAAAGAAGGTAAAAGAATATGGCGAATGCTATTATGAATGCTCAGGACGCAATTAGTGCCTCACTGGCTGAATGCTATGTAACGATTGGGACGCAAGTATATAATTTCATGCAGGCTATCAATCTTGAAGCTAAAATGGAAAAGACCAAATCAGAAATTCCGATTCTAGGCAAGACTGGAAAGGGTAATAAGACTACAGGATGGAAGGGAACCGGTTCGGCAACCTTCCATTATAATACGTCAATCTTTAGAAAATTACTATATGATTATAAGACATCAGGAAAGGATATTTATTTTGATATACAGATATCAAATGCTGATCCTACTTCTACTATTGGCACCCAGGTAATTACACTAAAAGGTTGTAATATGGATGGAGGGATACTTGCAAAATTTGATGCTGATGGAGAGTATCTTGAGGAGGATATGGACTTCACCTTTGAAGATTGGGAAATGAAGGAAAGTTTTAATTTAATAAAAGGAATGCGTATGTAAGTCATAGAGTGTTGCGTTTAAAGTAAATTAACGGAAGAGCGCCATGGTTCACTGGCACACACAGGATATATGCACATTAGCAGGTGAAGTATTAATCACAAGAAAGATCATTACAGGCATTATAGATAAATATTGTCTTTCAACGGTGTATTGCAGGAGAACCAGGAGTCTCTTCCCTTTTTATATTGTATATAAGTTGAATTTAAGTATATTCCTGCAAAGCAATTAAATGCATAAATAAGAGGATTATTTATGTTTTGGCAGGTATTATACTTCATTCACCTTATATGATTGCTATTTATCTTATTACAATAATCGGAGGATATGAATATGAGTGAATTAAGTATGTTTTTTGCGGAAAACGCATTAAAAGAGGAAAATGTGAAATTTATAGCATCAAAGAGGTTTCTAAAAAAGTCTGGTAAGCCGGTGGAGTGGGAATTATGCTGTATTTCTTCCAAAGAGGATGAAGATATTCGAAAAGCCTGCACCAGGAAAGTGCCGGTACCCGGGAGAAAAGGTCAGTTTACAACAGAAACCGACGGTAATATGTATCTTGGTAAACTGGCAGCGAGATGCGTAGTGTATCCTGAGCTTAATGATGCTGGGTTACAGAATTCCTACGGTGTATTAGGAGCCGACAACCTGTTAAAGGTTATGCTTAAGAGCGGAGAGTATTCCGACCTTATATTAAAAGTCCAGGAAATTAACGGATTTAATACAGATACGGAAGAGCTGGTAGAAGAAGCAAAAAACTAATTGAAACCGACGGCGAGGCAAGTATTCTTTATTACTGTATACTGAAGCTCCATTGGAAACCATGGGAGTACATGCAGCTAAGTCTTAAGGAAAAGGCTTTTGTCATCGCGTCGGTTGAAAAGAAGATCAAAGCTGACCGGGAAGCGGATAGAAGAGCCAGAGCAAAAAGAAAGTAGGTGAGATATGGGGTCAGTAGAAAACGCCATCCAGTTATACGATGGGGCAACAACGGCACTGCAGAACATGAATACTGCCTTGGCAAGAACAGGGCAGCGTTTTGATGATGCCTTTAGCGGAGGCCGCTTCGGTGCCGCTATAAATGGCCTTAATATGATAAATGTCTTCATAAATAAGATAGAAACTAACATTGACCACAGCACGACTACACAGCAGGCCTTCGTTCGTGAGGTTAATCTTAGTACGCAAGCAGAAGCGAAATTGCAAGCACAAATTGCAGCATCTAATAATGAAAAAAAGAAGATTCTTAGTCCTATAGAAGAAGCCGTCAAGCTTCAGAAAAAATTGACAGAATCATTAAACAATAGTACTACATCAGTCGTTACATTGGCTGATAAAGCCAAAAACATTGGAGTATCTTTTATTGATACTGGCAAAAAGATAATGGGTGCATCTGATGAAATGAACCTGACGAAAATGAAGCTGGATGCTATAAATAATGGATTAAAAACCTCGGAACAATTTTCGCAGCAGGTATTCGAAGCTGCTGAGCGGTCCAGAACAAGTTATGCAGATACCGCTGATATGGTCTATGCACTTGGTACAAAAGCTGAAGGTGCATTTAGCAATAAGGATGAATTAATTGCATTCACTGAATTAATGAATAAGAACTATAAGGTTGGTGGTGCAAGTGCGCAAGACCAGGCAAGTTCCATGTCTCAGTTAGTAGAGGCAATGGGGGCGGGGGGGATTCAAGGAGACGGTTATAAGGAAATCCTGCAGAATGCACCTTTGCTGGCAGCATCTATCGAAGATTACATGACAAATGTAAAGCATGCAAAGGGATCTATGGGAGATTGGGCAGCAGAAGGCTTACTGACTGCAGATGTAATCAAAGCTGCTATGTTTCTTTCAGGTCAAAAGGTGGAAGAGCAGTTTGGTAAGCTGCCAATTACCTGGGCGGAGGTAAGTAACAGTATTAAGGATAATGGGCAGATGGCTTTTCAGGCTGTATTGGAGAAAATAGGGAATATAGCGAAGAGTACCGCATTTCAGACTTTTAAGAACAATATAATAACTGGTTTGCAGGCTATAGGTATGGTTGCTTCCCAGCTCTTTGATGTTGTAGCCGGTATTGGAAACTTCTTTGCTGACAATTGGGGGATGATAGCACCTGTAATTTACGGTATAGTTGCAGCTGTGGTGCTATATACCGGAGTTTTGACTGCTCTGAATGTTGTGCAGGGCATATCGAATGGCTTAAAAGCAGTGGCGGCATTGAGAGCGGGGATCTTAGCTACGCAACAGGCATTTGCAGCAGGGGCAACCTTTACGGAAATGGTTGCGGTACAGGGATTAAATACAGCGCTTTTAGCTTGTCCGCTGACTTGGATTATACTATTGATCATAGCAGTTATAGCGATTATTTACGGTGTCGTTGCTGCGATAAACCATTTCGCAGGTACATCTTTAAGTGCGACTGGCTTAATAGCAGGAGCGTTTATGTGGCTCGCAGCACTTATCGGTAATGTATTTATAGGTGCTTTAAATGGAATAATGCAATATGTCTATACCATTTTTGTAGAACCTTTTATTGGAATCTTCGAATGGATTTTCAATATAGTAAATGGAGGATTTGACAGCTTAGGTGGTGCAGTTGCAAATTTAATTGGACAAATTATTTCATGGTTTCTGTCTATGGGGATGGTCGTAACTAAAATTATTGATGCAATTTTTGGCACCGATTGGACTGCTGGGCTTGAAGGTTTGAAAGGAACTGTTCTTTCGTGGGGAAAAAACGAGAATTCAATTACGCTTGATCGGAACGCACCAGAGATAAACTATAGATTTGATATGACAGATGCATTTGATGGCGGAAATAAATGGGGGAGTGAAGCGTTTAATTCAAAGGATAAGAAAGATGCCTTACAAGACCCTGCCACTAATTATATAGATAATTCTTCAGGCAATCCTTTAATTAATCCTTCCGTTAATCCTCTGGACAATACAAATAATACCGACCTTTACGATAATATATCAACAACTGCCGATAATACAAGCAAAATGGCTGAAACAGTAAATATAAGTGATGAGGATCTGAAATATCTTCATGATGTAGCAGAGCGGGATGCAATTAATAGATTTACAACCTCGGAAATTAAGGTTGACATGATTAATAACAACAGTATAAAAGGAACGAGAGATCTCGACGGAATTGTAGCATATCTAAAAAATGAAGTTGAAACTGCAATGAGCAGTTCAGCAGAGGGGGTGTAGAATGTATAAGTTTCTTATGGGAAAGGTGTTGCTTCCAATTCCTCCGTCAAAGATGCAAACGACAATAAACAATCAGAATAAAACAGTTAACTTAATGAACGAGGGTGAAGTCAATGTGATAAAAACTCCCGGGCTTACATCCATTAAGTTTGACATAATCTTACCTCTATATACGTGGTATCCTTTTGCTGATTATGATAGGTTTTTTCAACCGGCAGGGTATTATCTGCAATATTTTGAAAAGCTTAAATATATGGGCACTCCATTTACGTTTATTGTAAACAGATTCAAAGAAGGTTCTGAACAAAACAAGAAAAATATTATGCTGACAAATATGTTGGTAGTGTTAGAGAACTATACTGTTACAGAATCAAAAGACAATGCTCCGGACTTGGATGTCTCTATTGAATTGAAAGAGTATAAAAAGTATGGAACTGTAATTAAGAAATTCGATATTCTTACTAATAATGAAGTTAGTAGAACTATAAAAGAAAATAAAGCAAAAAATAAAATCCCAAGCACTTACACGGTTAAAAAAGGAGACACACTATGGGCAATAGCTAAGAAACTTCTTGGAGATGGTGCGAAATGCTGGAATCTTGCGAAATTAAATGGAATCAGTAATCCCAATAAGCTTTCTGTTGGGCAAGTGCTGAAGATACAGGATGTAAAAGCGACTTCTGCACCAGCTTCCGCTCCTTCAAAGAGTAGCTCGCCTTCAAAGAGTAGTTCACCTTCAAAGACTAATTCGACTACAGTTAAAACAATTACGCCATCATCAGCAAATAACAAACCACCTCTACCTGATTTATCATATTGGAATTATACTTATGATGTTTTAATGGATTTAACTGGGATAAAAGACGCTAACACTGCAGTATGGACAGCGTATAAGGGATATAGCAGTAAACGTAAGCTTCCTAAAAAAGCACCATGGGATTCAAAAAGTTAGGGAAAGGAGGAAAGCAAATGCAATTATTTATTGAAAACAATAAAAAATTATATTTTCCTTCTGTTCTGGATGGTGTTAAGTGGACAACGGAGAGAAAAGGTTCACCAGGAGTTTTGTCTTTTTCTGTAATAAAAGATGAAGCGCTTGTTTTTACAGAAGGGAATTCTATTTCATTTCAATATGATGATGAAAAAGTGTTTTATGGATTTGTATTTTCCAAGAAACGTACAAAGGATAATGTAATTGAAGTTACAGCATATGATCAGCTAAGGTATCTGAAGAATAAAGATACATACACATATGAGAATAAAAAAGCCAGTGAGGTTATAAAGATGCTGGCAGCAGATTTTAAACTTCAGGTAGGAGCAATTGAGGATACCCAATATGTCATACCTTCCAGGGATGAAGATAACCAGACACTCTTTGATATAATAAATACTGCACTTACCTTAACCACGACTGCCAAAGGATTGCTTTACACCATGTATGATGATTATGGAAAGATAACCTTAAAAAGTATGGAAAATATGACGTTAGACATATTAATCTGTAATGAAAGCGGAGAGGATTTTGATTATAGTTCCAGTATTGATACTAATACATATAATCGAATCAAAATAGTCTATAATAGTGAGTCGCTGGGGAACCGGGAGATATTTGTAGATCAAAGTGGGGAGAACATCAATAAGTGGGGAGTTCTGCAGTATTATGAATCAATTAGCGGTGATGCAAATTCAGATATTGAAAAGATTAGGGCATCATCGAAGAAAAAAGCAGCTACTCTGCTTAATTTCTATAATACGAAATCCAGAAGCTTATCTTTTAAAAACCTGTTTGGAGATACCAGGGTAAGAGCAGGAACAAGAGTTTATGTTAATATGAATCTGGGGGATATCGTTCTTAAGGATTACATGCTTGTTAACCGAGTAACTCATACTTATAACAAAGACAGTCACTTTATGGACCTGGATCTATTAGGAGGAGGTATCTATGGCCAGTGAGGGATTAATACCGCTGCTTAAGAGAGTAGCATTGGAAGCAGTTGATGCAAGTAAGCCTACAGTTGTACTTTATGGGACAGTAAGCGGAATCACCCCGCTAACCATTTATCTGGAGCAAAAACGTACTATAACAAGGGGGTTTCTGGTGGTTACGGATAAGGTAAAGAACCTGGCGGTTGGAGATAAAGTAGTTATGATCCGGATGCAGGGTGGACAGAAGTATATCATAATGGACAAGGTGGTGTCGGATGGCTGATTTTGAATATACAGAAGTTGAGGTGGTAGAGCAACCCGGTAAAACTTACCGGCTTGACATAGCGAACAATAGAATGCTGGGTAAAGTGGATGGATTGGAGGCTATTAAACAAGCTATCTATTTAAGGCTTAGTACCGAGAAAGATGATTATTTGATCTATAGCGAGGATTATGGGATACAGCTTGAAGATCTGATTGGTGAATCTGATACCTATGTGCTGCCTACTTTACAGGGAAGAATAGCAGAAGCTCTGCTACGGGATGAGAGGGTACTTGGAGTTGATGATTTTTACTTTACGGAGGAAAAGGGAAGCGTTACAGCAGCCTTTACTGTTCGTACTGTTTGGGGTGATATAGCAATGGAAAAGGAGGTGGATTACTGATGTATGAAGCAAATACTTATGATGCTATTCTTGAACGAATGCTGGAACAGATTCCAGATTCCATTGATAAAAGAGAAGGAAGTATCATCTTTGATGCGCTGGCACCGGTGGCAGTGGAACTAGCACAGACTTATATAGAAATGGATGCGATCTTAAATGAAGCTTTCGCGGACACTGCTTCCAGAGAATATCTGATTAGGAGGGCAGCTGAAAGAGGTCTTGCACCTACTGCTGCAACTTATACGGTTGCGAAAGGCGAATTTAATATTGATATAGCTGTTGGAGATCGGTTTAGTTGCGGAGATTATAATTATGCCGCATCGGAAAAGATATCAACCGGTATATGGAAGCTAACCTGTGAATCCCCAGGCAGTACGCCAAATGGCAATCTTGGAATGCTGATACCTATTGACTATATTGATGGACTTACAACGGCTGCATTAACTGAAATATTAATTCCCGGCGAGGATGAAGAGGAAACAGAAGATTTCAGAAGCAGATACTTTGCAACTCTTTCGACCAAATCCTTTGGTGGGAACAAAGCGGATTATATTGAAAAAGTAAATGCTGTTTCCGGTGTTGGCGGAGTAAAAGTGTATCCTGTGTGGAATGGCGGAGGAACAGTAAAACTGGTAATCATTAATTCTGATTATGGTAAAGCAACAACAACCTTAATTGATACTGTGCAGACAATGGTTGACCCGACTATAAATAAAGGTGGGGGTGACGGTCTTGCACCGATTGGTCATATAGTAACGGTTGAAACTGTTACGGAGACCAAGGTCGATCTTACGTTTAACATAACATATCAGGAGGGGTACTCCTTTCATGAAGTAGAGAGCTATATCACAGGAGTAATTGATAATTATTTCTTAGAACTGTGTAAAACATGGGATAATAATGACAGCTTGATTATACGTATCTCTCAGTTAGAGTCAAGGTTACTGAATGTTACAGGAGTTGTTGATGTTACAGGTTCAATGATTAATGGAGAGGCATCTAACCTGGTTTTAACCGCTGATGCTATTCCGGTAAGGGGGACGGTAATTGGATAGGGAGATAAATCTGATAGAGTACCTTCCCGGAGTACTGAGAGAAATAAAAGAATTTAAAGCTCTTTCAGCAGCAGAAAACACAGAGGTTATCGGGCTGTGGGAAGAACTTGAAAATGTACTGGATGACCAGTTTGTTAATGATTCTACATTAAATGGGGTTAAGAGATGGGAACGTATCTTAGGGATAAAAGCACTTGATACGGATACATTGAGTGATCGGAAATTCAGGATATTGACTAGGTTGAATGAGCAGCTTCCGTATACTTATACTAACCTGGAAGCACAATTGAATCTTTTGTGTGGGAGAGATGGGTATAAGCTTATTTTAGACAGTATTGCATATGCTTTGACAGTTAAAGTGGCTTTAGCTGCCAAGAAAAAATATGCTGAGGTCGGTAACCTGCTTGATCGGGTGGTGCCGTGTAATATTGTTATAACATTATTACTAATGTACAATCAACATAGTTTATTTCAGCGATTCACACATGCACAGTTAAAGGACCATACATATAGTGAATTAAGAGAGGAGGTATTGAGCTAATGGAACAAACTACAAATTTCAATCTAAAGAAGCCAGCTCCTGAAGATTTCTATAATGTGCAGGATTTTAATGATAATATGGATATCCTGGATATAGAACTAAAAGAAGCACAAGATAAGGCCGGCAATCCACCAATGGTTAACGGACATAAAGTGGAGTCCGATGTTCCTGCAAATGCGAAATTTACAGATACTACTTACGGAAATGCAAGTACTACAGTAGCAGGATTAATGAGTCCGACTGACAAGACAAAACTAGACGGGGTAGCTGCTGGTGCAAACAACTATACTCACCCAACTACACATCCAGCAAGCATGATTACAGGATTGCCTTCAAGTCTTCCAGCTAATGGAGGAAACTCAGATACAGTTGATGGATTTCATGTGGATTTGGGTGTTAACAGCTCGTATGGATTAAGGCCAATTGGAATAGACACATATGATGTTTCACCCGGGGTCACACCATTGACAACAGGTTGCATTTACATTATGTATGAATAGGAGGTGCTCATGGCAAAAGGAATGTATGTTGGAGTTTCCGGAGTAACTCGTAAAGCAAAAAAGTTTTATGTTGGTGTCGGTGGTGTAGCTCGTAAGGTAAAAAAGATCTATGTTGGAGTAAATGGTGTAGCAAGGTTAGCGTGGTCAGGAGCTTTTTTGAGCAAATACACAGGAGTTATTTCTCCTTTATCTGAAGCAAAATGGCAAGCATGTTCAGCCTCAAATGGATCATATGCTTTATTTGCAGGAGGATTCAACATATATTATTATGCAGATACTGCTTATTATACTTACTTAACTTCAGTTGATGCTTATAATGCGTCATTGGTTAAGACTGTAGCCCCAGCTATGACAAACGGAAAAGGTAGTAATAATGGTAATGGAGGTGGTAGAGTTGGGCAGTATGCATATTTCGGTACTGGTGAAACCCCCACTGGTTCTCATATAAATTATGCTAACGCATATAATCAAGCATTAGTTAGGAGTGACTTTACAGATACCATTCAAACTGTACAACAGGTTGTTCAGCAAAATGATTTGAACAATCCGACATATGCCATATGTGGATATGGTTTTTACAATGATGGACAATATTACAATCCACAAGGTCAACATTACGGTATTAATTCATCACTTGTTAAAAGTTATTTTTATGATGTTGCGGTTTTAAGAACGTATGTAGGTGCCGCTTGCGTTGGAGGTCAAGTGATTATTGCCGGTGGTGATGATAGGCCACTCTCATGGTCTACTGATCCAAATATTGATTTGAAAGATATTGTATCAGCTTTTAATTCTTCATATGTGAAAACATCCTTAGCAGTGCTATCATCAAAAAGAAACTATTGTAAAGGAATATGCAATAACAACTATGCAATGTTTGTTGGAGGTAGAGGAGGTGGAAACAACCCGATATCTACTATTGATGTTTACAATACTTCGTTGGTTAAATTGACTCCTCTTGACTACGGAGGTGATGGAGCTAGTCAAATCAATTATGCACAAAATTCAGAGTTTGCTTTGACCCCGGGTGGAACAAATTTAATGAATGGCGAAGTTTATGGAATTGATAATTCATTGGTAAGAACGTTTGCAGGAAACAGTTCAATAGCACACCCAAGAGGCACTACGGTTGGTGATTATATAGTATTTGGAGGAAACACGGGGGCTAACAATTATAATACTGTTGAGGCATTTAAGACAACATAAAGAAAAATGGAGGAGCTAAAATGTTAAAAATTGAAATATTCGATGGAACAAAGACCTATATGTATCCAAATGGACAAATTGCAACACCAGATGTGATAAGGGCTGACTTCCCAGCTGTTGATATCTTTCCTCATGCTATTGAGGTGAATGGTAGTGTGTGTCAGGCAATTCAGGAACTACAGGCTTTGAGAAACATACATGGTATTGATAGTGAATTGTCAAATGAGGAAGCTTTAGCGGCTATTGAGGTAAAAATAAACACACCAGCCACAATGATGGAAAGAGAACCGACAGCAGAGGAAAGAATTGCATCGGCCCTAGAGTATCAAAACCTGTTATCAATGTAAAGGAGGAGTCCATATGACATTTGAAATGATAAAAAAGAATTATGACAGAAAGCTTTGGAATAAGCAAATGGTTAAAACAGCGGTAATAAAAGAAGTTATCACTAAGGAACAATATTTTGAAATAACCGGAGAAGACTATGTAGCGTAGGAGGACAATACTGTCAGATAAAGAGTATCAACAGTACACAGGAACCTTGTACACGTGAATGGGTTTACAGGAATTTATGTAATTGACATTTCAAACGATCATAGTAATAAAACCATTAATAAATCATAACCCATTGAATCCAAGATTAAAACCATACAGACCAAAGAAGATTTATTAGTGATATTAATAGAGTTTGAGATAGAGTTTATGTGGTAAGTAATCATGGCTTTTTATGCCTTATTGGTGGATTAATTTATAGTGTAGATAAATTCTTTGCAAATGCCATTCACATTAGTCTATGTCAATTTTGATGTTTCTTATAATCTTGCAGCTAAATGAAGTATATCGGCGGGACGTGGCTCTTGTTAATCAGATGTTATATCAGCTCTGGCTATAACACATCTGGCACGTATAACTTGGAACAATAGGTTATTAAGGGGTTATAACGGGGTGTCTGGGATTATTCCCAGATACCCTATGATTTTATGGGCACATATACCATTTATATACTAACATATGATTTTCTCATTATTAACCGGTGTAATCCTGAATGACATCATAAAATACCGGTTTTTTGAAGAAGAGAAACTGCATAACAAAAATATAATGGAGGGGATTTATTGGATATTACAACAATTTTAGCAGCAGCTAGCATTCCAAGTGCAATTACCGGATTCTGTTTCTGGTGGATTGAAAGAAGAATGATTAAACGGGAAGAAACTTATACAGAAAAGGAAACAGCAAGAGAAAAGAACACAGTTTTATTAATAAAAAGTGTAGGAGCTGCAATTGCTCTGGGAGAAGCAACAGCAACCGCTTTAAAAAACGGACACAGCAACGGGGAAACCGAAACAGCACTTAAGTTTGCCAAAGAAATCAAGCATGAACAGGAAGATTTCTTGACGGAGCAGAGTATTAAAAATTTGTATTAAAAATGTGAACATGAAAGAGAGGTGATTTTTTATGGATATAGATTTTTTGTTACAATACATAAACCTGATAACTCTCGGTATTTGCTTATGTATTGGCTATGCCTTTAAAAAGATCAACAAGTTTAACAACCAGTATATTCCAGCAGTAATGCTTTTGCTAGGTACCATCATCAATGTATTGGTAAACATCCCGAATATAAACATGGCAGTCATTCTTGGTGGTATGATTAGTGGTCTGGCAAGTACAGGACTTTATGAAGCTATGAGAAATCTGATTGAAAAAGATGGAAAGAAGGAGGGCTCCGAAAATGACGAATAAAGAACTGATTACTCAGCTTGGAACTGCTGCAGTAAAGTTCTATCCGCAATACAAGATTCTACCCAGCATGACAATTGCACAGGCAATTCTGGAATCAAATTGGGGGAAATCCGGCCTTGCGAAAGATTGTCACAACTACTTTGGTATGAAATGGACGAACACATGCGGTACCGAATTCAAAGAGTATTCCACTCAAGAACAGAGAAATGATAAAACCTGGTATACAGTAAAGGCAAAATTCCGAAAGTATGCCAACGCCTCGGAGGGGATTCTGGGATATTATGAGTTTCTTAATTACGCCAGATATAGAAATTTGAAAGGGGTAACGGATTATCGTGAATCCTGTTTCCTTATGAAAGAAGATGGTTGGGCAACAGATATATCTTATTCTTCCAAGCTAATCACGTTAATAAGAGACAATGAATTATGGAAGTATGACCTTCAAGCTATTTATTCAAAATCTCCTACAGGCACAATAAATCCGGATGCAACCTTTTTATCCATTGTCTGGTTGCAATACAACCTTAATATTTGTCTGGCAGGTATTAAAGATTATATCCCTCTGATAGTAGATGGAGATTATGGTTCTAAGACAAGAGCAGCGGTATTGTTATATTGGAAACTGTTAAACTGGAAGCCGGGTACCGGTTGGGGTGTAGGAATAAATACTAAGACTGCACTGGCAAATGAAAGAAAGGTATAA